ACAGGAAATCATCGAGTTAATCCATGCACTAAGCGTAGGAAAGGTTGCTCAAAAATGGCCCCTCGATTTGCAGCTTGAAGGTAGGGTTGTGAATCCCTTCCGTCATACGACGTCATTACCTTGTCCATCAAAGGACATACTCAGAATCAGAGGAGAGCGAGAAGTGGAAGCAGCTCTTCGCCGATGGCCAAAACTTCGGGAATCTCTTCCACGAAGCTGCCACTAGAAATTGCTCCATCAACCCAGTTCCCTGCTGACTCAATAGCGGGGAGCGCGCCCCCGCTCGAACCCGTAGCCCAACCGACGATGTCGCCCACCGCCTCCCAGGCCGACTCTAGTCCTCCCGTTGCTCCATTCATGATACCACCCAAGATCCCTGGTCCGTACTCCTTGATTCCATCCCAAAGTACCGAGCCGTAGCCAGGGTGGTCGTTGATGGAGGAGACGAGGCCAGCAATGGGTCCCAAGATGACACCATCCATCGTGGGCTTGGAATTGCCCGAGGTGATCTGGCCGATGGTCGAGGCAACGCCACTGAGGGCCGAGCCGGAGACCGGATAGCTAGGAATAGGCCGCACCACACGGGAGCTAGCATAGCGCTCAATAGCGTAATTGCTAACAAACTCCACCGTAAAGGTGGTCGTGTCCACGTTGCCACCACCCCCAGTGGCGACCCCACGGCCATAGAAGCCAACCTGACCGAACTGCATCGTCGTGATGGTACTGGCCCCAACATTATGGATCCGCCAGGAGTCACGCGTACCGGGCATCATAATAGCATCGATATAGGACGACACCGAGCCATCGCTCGCCACGAACAAGCCATCTTGGGTGATCATGAAGCGGTCCACACAGATGTTGGAGCCAGGGACCAAAGCGGAGGTCCTAACCTGATCAAATGTCTGGCCTTGGATGGGCGACGTCAGAGGGTCTGAGGTCGTCACTCGGAACATTTCTCCGCAGAATCCATCGGCAACGGTGGTGGAAGCGGCCATGATCCGCAAGCCTCCGGAAACCAAAGCAAACTCGGTTCCCATGTTGTTTCCAACCGCACCAGAGGTGATGTTGGCGTCGACGTCGCCCAGGGCCATTCCAGCCCAGTTCCCAGTCGCAGCGGTTCCCACGGCGGGAAAACTGACCATGGCGGAATCGGCGTTCCGAGAGACGAAAGCCGCATAGGAAGCTCCGGCCCCATTCGGCTGCAGAATCGTGTTCGCGTCATCGGGAACCACCACGTTACTGTGCCAGCCATCGTATTGGTAGATAGCCACGACGTTGTTTCCTGCTGCGGGGCCGGTTCCTTGATAGGTAACATCATAGACCGATTTGGTGTAGGCGTCTTGAACGACCAGGCCGTTGATCTCCGAGGTGGGGAGCACAGCCTTCAGTCGACCAAAGGGGTGCGATACTGACTCACCCCAAGCCATCAGCTGTTTCTGTTCCGACGATATGAGCCGGTTGGCCTCTCCGGCCATCTTGATAAAGCCGGATGACGCATTTCCTCGGGAAGGCTTACTTCCCACGGGAACGACAGTCCCAGGAGCGTGCTCCACGAAAGACTCACCAGCGTGAGAAGCAACATGAAAGACTTGGCCCGGGTGGCTAGGCAAGGATCGAGCGTGCTCGGCCCGATTTGCTTCCACGACCTTGGCCCAGTGGATAGCCGAAGGATGGGTGCGGGAACGCAATGAAACCCGGTGGGGTTTGTCGTTAGGAAGGTGTTTCTTGACGACTCGAGAGCTTTCTTTCTTGTTAGCTTTGCGTTGAGGCACAGCGGGTTTAGCGGTCCGGGTAGGTTGACTCGTCTTCTTGGCAGACGAGTTGGTTGGGTTCTTCTTTTGGGTCTTGGTCATCAGAAGTAAATTGAGTATTAATATAGTTATTATTTCCTGCCCCCAGGTAGATTATGATTTTATTGTGGTTCTGGAGGATCGCGGCTAAGAGGAAGACAGCCAAAGCGAGCCAGAAAGAACACTATTCCACTAGGTATTTCCCAGTGTAGCACGTCAGTCGGGGATAGGGCCTCTAATTGGCAGAGGCTTTCGTCGACATGCGATAGATCATAACCATGTTTAAATGCGAGTATGCCCAGTTGGCGATGCCAGGCTTCCCACGTTATTTGATAAGATGGCGGCTCGGCAAACTCTAACCGCCAATCTTTCTTAGAAATCATATATTTTGCCCAACGATCGAGGGCGTCCACGGATACCTCAGGGTAAGTTTCTACCACCTGCCTTATTTTATCGGCAAATGGCAGAATGGCGGTTTCGTCTTTCAACAAAACCCGACACCACCCTACTCTCTGTTCTAGAGGAGTTCGACCAAAAACGCCTAGTGGTCCCAAGGAAGCTTTATAAAACTTGAGAGGGATCCAACAGCTGGCAATGGGGTCGAAAGTTCCCCCAAGGAAAGTCGCAGCCGCGACCGGCATCACTGGTGTCATGCCTTCTGGGCCAGGATACATCTCCCACTCCAGTCTAAAGCCCAGATCATCACTCGCCTTACAGAGAGCACGGTGTAAATGCTCCCCGACCAGTGTAGGACTAACCTTGTTCAGCCCATCTGGACCAATGATCTCCTTCAACCCTCTCAAGTACTCCAGGGAACGGAGGTTGAGAAATAGAGTCATGGCCATGGCAGTGATGGCTGTGGTCGCGAACCCCGTTTTGGTCCCTATGGGCTCATCTAGAGCGGCGTGATAGGATATACCAGACGCCTTGAGATCCGGGGGCGTGGCCTTGACCGGAGCTCTCCGATTTGAGTGGATAGAGTCCATGCGAGAGACAAATTCTGCGTCTTGGTTCAACAGAGAGTGCATGAACAACATCGCGTATTGAAAATGTTCATTCGCATGCAGGTCAGCTGAAGACAAATCCTCAGCCAAACCCACCCCGTCTATTTCCACTCCATCGACGACCAGAAGGCAGTCGTCACCAAGCGCCAGAGTCACTATGCGGTGCATAGGAACCACCTCATTCCAGATTCGGGTGAGCGCGTTGGCGTTAGGTTTCGAAACGTAGACCATAACCCAGTCTAGGCTTTCGGAAATGGAGAGTTCTATGGGGACGCCTTGCTCCTCATCCCAAGTGGCTCGACAGAAAGGTACCATCCAGACAAAGTCCCACATGGCAGCGGCACTCGTATCAAATATAGGCCGCACTTTGACTCCACGGAAGAGGGTCTGACAGTAGCCGAGGTCTTTGAAGTCGCTCGACAGGTACCATCGGCTACGAAGCATCTCGTCCACTTTGACAAATAGGTCACTCTTCTGATCCGCAATTTCAGCCACCGACTCGAGAAATTGTTTAACACGCTTTCTCTTGTGTTTGACTGGCCACGGTTTCGAAACAAGATAGGCTATCACTTGATCCACCGTGAGGACGGTATAGGACCAAGCTTGCAAGCGCTCAATGTGGTCCGTCACGAGTCGCATCATTCCCGCTTTGCTCATCTCGGGAACCTTGACGCGGACGTCAAGGCGCTGAGAGGCCATTTGCATGAGGGATCGAAGCCCGTTACGAGGCTGGTTCAATGCATCATAACAGTCGTCAAACCGGATAAAGATAAACTTTTTGACAGTCTTATGGGGCAGCTCGCCCAGAGCGTCGTGAAGCAAGAGAAAGTGATCCACTCCAATCGGGTGGCCCAATTCATCTTTAACCACGACGCTCTGAGCAAGAAAAATTTCTTCTTCAGCGAAGTTGACGGTCTCAAAGTCAGGATCCTCAAGGAACTCCTCTAAAATGGAGTTGATGCATGAGCGAACCTTGCCCTTGGAATATAGGGAGACAAAATTCCAGGCGGTGTGGACCACCAGGGCAACTGGCATCCAAAGAATTCCGAAGAGATAATGAAACAAGCTTCTTAAAATTAGCTCGATAATCTTGCTCGACACTCCTTTCAGGGAGCCTTGGACTA